ATTGAAAACTGCGTAATGTACGTTGACAATTTTGACCCAGCAAAATCAAGCAATCCATTTGCCTATTTCACTCAAATAGTATATTATGCATTCTTACGTCGCATTCAGAAAGAAAAGAAACAATTGTATGTTAAGTACAAGGCTACTGAGACTGCTGGCATTCTTGATGAGTTTGAACTTAATGAAAATGAAGATGGAACCTTTAGACAATTTGAGTTATACGAAAACATTTCAGAGTTTATTGTAAATTACGAAAATGCTCGTAAAGAAAAGAAAATCAAGAAGGCAGGTTTGGAGAAGTTTGTAGATGAAGATAGCAATATTGGGTGACACACATTTTGGTATGAGAGGCGATAGCATTGCCTTTCATAATCATTATCGTGAGTTTTATACGAAACATTTTTTCCCTTATTTGGTGGACCATGGAGTTAGGACCATCTTTCAACTTGGTGATCTATTTGATCGTCGGAAGTATATTTCTTTTCAGTCTCTTGCTCTTTGCCGCAAGTATTTTTTTGATAAACTGGTTGAACATAATATAGAGATGCATACGTTGCTTGGCAACCATGACATCACATTCAAGAATACACTCGAAGTCAATTCGCCAGAGTTACTGCTCAAAGACTATCCAAACGTTATTGTTTACAATGAACCAACGGAATGGCAAGGTATTGATATCATTCCTTGGATCTGTAAGGATAATGAACTGGAAATTCTTGATTTTATCAAGAGAAGCACCAACCACGTTTGTTTTGGTCACTTTGAACTGCAAGGGTTTGAGATGGATCGTGGCAGCATTTGTCACGAAGGTATGGATCCTGCTCAACTTCAGAAGTATGATCTTGTTCTCTCAGGTCACTTCCATCACAAGAGCAACAGCGGCAGCATTGTATATGTTGGCACTCCTGGAGAGATGACTTGGGCTGATTATAATGATGAGCGTGGGTTTCACATCTATGATACTGAGACTCGTCAATTAGAATTCATCAAAAATCCATTGAACATGTTCTACAAGATTCAATACAATGATGATGAATTGTATTACAATGATCTTGTCAATGCAGATTATTCTCATTTGACAAGCAAGTATGTGAAGATTGTTGTTGAGAAGCGCAACAATTCATTCTTGTTCGATACACTATTGGATTCTCTTGCCAAAGTCAATCCTCTTGAAGTTTCTGTGGTTGAAGACTTTTCAGAGATCACTGAAAATGTCGAAGTTGATATTGACCAAGCAGAAGATACAATGTCAATTCTAAGTAAATACGTTGATGGTTTGACTTTACCTGTAGAATCAGATAAAATAAAGACCGTATTGCGTGAAGTGTACAATGAAGCATTGTCTATGGAGACAACGTGATTCTATTCAAAAAAGTTCGATACAAGAATTTCCTTTCTACTGGAAATGTCTTTACAGAAATCTCACTGAACGAAAACTCCACGACGTTGATCGTGGGTGAGAATGGTGCAGGTAAGTCAACATTCCTGGATGCCATTACATTCTCATTGTTCGGCAAACCATTCCGCAATATTAATAAACCTCAACTTGTAAACTCAGTCAATGAAAAAGATTGCCTCGTTGAAGTTGAGTTTGATATTGGCAAGAAGTCATATAAAGTTATTCGTGGTATTCGACCAAACGTTTTTGAGATCTACTGCGATGATGAACTTCTGAATCAAGACGCAAGATCTAAAGACTATCAGGATCATCTTGAAAAGATTATTTTGAAGATGAACTATAAGTCGTTTACACAAATAGTTATCCTCGGCTCAACCAACTTTACTCCATTCATGCAGTTGTCAGCGGCGGACCGTCGAGTTGTCATTGAAGATCTGCTTGACATCCAGATCTTTTCTTCCATGAATGTGATCGTCAAAAGCAAACTACACACTCTCAAAGATGAAGCAGCACAACTAAAGATTCAAATTGATAACACCAAAGATAAAATTGAACTACACAAGAAACATCTTGACGAACTCAAGAAGAATACAAAAGAAATCGTAGACGCAAAGAAACAAGAAGTGACTGAAAACACGGCATCACTCTCAGCACTTGAAATAGAAGCAACTGAAAAAGAAACTCAAATTGAAAGTCTATTAACCGAAGTATCAGATGATGACAGTACAGCAAAGAAATTCACAAAGTTAAATCAACTTGAAGCCAAGATTGAAGGGAATATCCAGAAACTCGAGAAAGACATCGAGTTCTATTCTGTAAATTCGACTTGTCCAACCTGCGATCAGGCTATCAATAACAAAGACGAAAAAGTACACACTTGTAATAGTAAAATCACAGAACTAACCGAAGGTCTAACCAAACTAAAGGAAGAGAGTGATGCCGTTCTACGTCGAATCAATACAATTAAAGCAACACAGCAAAATCTTAAAGTTCTTGAACAAGACCTTGTGCGGATTAATACTTCTCGCAAGCAGGTTCGAAACTATATTACGAAACTTGAAAAAGAAATCCAAGACATAGAAAGTAAACCAGCCATGAGCGATGAGTTCAAGGCACAATCAAAAGAATTGCTCAACGCATTACAAGCATTCAACGAAAAAAGAAAAACGGTATCTGAACAAACACAACATTATGATATTGTCGCGCAGTTGCTTAAAGATGGCGGGATTAAGTCGAAAATCATTAAGCAGTACGTTCCAGTTATCAACAAACTGGTTAATAAGTATTTGGCTGCGATGGACTTCTTTGTCAACTTCAACATTGACGAGGAGTTCAAGGAGACCATCAAGTCTCGTCACCGAGATGATTTCAGTTATGAAAACTTCTCAGAGGGCGAAAAGAAACGTATTGACCTAGCACTGTTGTTTACCTGGAGGTCGGTCGCCAAATTAAAGAACAGTGTCAATACTAATCTGCTCATCTTCGACGAGGTCTTTGATGGTTCTCTTGACATCAATGGTACTGAAGAATTTATGAAGTTGATAAATATGATGAATGACAATACAAACATCTTTGTGATCACGCACAAGACTGATCAGATGGTTGATAAGTTTAAACACACAATACGATTCGCGAAAGTTAAAAATTTCTCGCAGGTGATATCATAATGAAAAAAATTAAATATTATAAAGGCGATATGATTGATTACGAAATCTATGATCTTGTAGATTTTTATGATCCAATATTACGCCAACCAACAGTTCCTGTTAAATTAGAAACATTAGATGATTTTGAACACGCAAAGTATCTTGCGTTTTCTTTGGCAGAAACGTTGGGTGAATTGCAAGGTCTCGGTCTTTCTGCAAATCAAGTTGGATTGCGTGAAAGAGTTTGTGCGATTAATATGGGTAGCGAAATTTGGGTGATGTTTAATCCAGAAATTGTTGACCGATCAATGACCCCATCAACTTTTGAAGAAGGATGTCTATCATATCAAGGTTTATATTTAAAAGTAGATAGATCAGAATGGGTGAAAGTTAAATTCCAAGCAGTTGGTGGTCAAATTATTGAAGAGACATTCAGTGGATTGACTGCTGTATGCGTTCAGCATGAGATTGATCATCTAGATGGGATCATGTTTACTGATAAAGTCAGCCCAATTAAACTTGATATTGCAAAACGAAAAGTTAAGAAGAATGTGAAAAGAATAAGAGCAACAGCATCTAAAATCAAAGTTGTGCAAGAACAAGAAAGAAAACAAGAAGGTCAATTGGTGATTTCACAAAAACAAAAGATGAAGCCAATTGCAGCGCAAGAATCACCAAAAATACAAATATTAGAACAACCAAATAGAACAACCCAACAAAAAGAGCCTGAGAAATTTGTATATAAAGTGGTCTCCTCGTAAGTTATTGATTTTATTATAGTTTTACCTGTTGATTTTTCATAGAGTTTCATGTAGAATACTCTGTATGAAAACCTATTATGAAGTTTGGGAAAAGGTCAGCCACCCCATTTTTATTAATAAAATGGTGGCTTCAGTAAAAACTGAAAATGAGGCTATGAAAATCTACGGTGAAAACCCTAGTGGACGGTCAGTTGAGTATATTTCCGTTCGTGATGATTCTGATGAAGTTGAATTTCGCCGTGTAATTGGTGATATTCGTACAGTCTACCCTTCGTAAGTTATTGATTCGTAAGGGTTTTTTCCTGTTGCCTTTTTACAGGGTTTCATACAGAATTCCACTATGAAAACGAATTTACAGACATCTAAATCTATTCTTGCCAAACTCTTGGCTTCTGAGAATATCACGGTCTCGCACCAAAACGTTCGAACGGCATACTTCGACCTCAAGAATCGCACGATGGTTCTTCCTGTTTGGAAGGACATGGACGGCGACTTGTATGACTTGCTGACAGGTCACGAAGTTGGTCATGCTCTGAATACACCTGAGCAGGGCTGGCATAATGAGATCAAGAACAGCGAAGACAACAAGAAGTTCAAAGACTTTTTGAACGTCATCGAAGATGCTCGCATTGAGAAACTTGTCAAACGCAAGTTCCCTGGACTTTCAAAATCTTTCGCTCGTGCATATGCATCATTATATGAGCGTGACTTCTTCGGCATCAAGAAACTCGACGACCTCAGCAAGTTGAACCTGATTGATCGCATCAATTTGCGTTTCAAGATGGGTTCACATGTCATTGTTGAATTCAATGATTTCGAGCGTGAGATTGTTCGCGAAGTTGAGGCTGCTGAAACTTGGGATCAAGTTGTTGACATTGCTCGTCGTGTGTATGACTACACCAAACAAAACGAGCAAAACAAGATTCAAAACAAACAAGACCTTCAAGAGCAGATGAAGGAAGAAAGTCAGCAGGATCAACAAGATTCTGATGAGTACGATGACGTTGGTGATGATTCTGACTATGAAGATAACATCGACGGCAACGATGACTCTGATCTAGACGAAGAATCAGACGGCACTGATGCTGAAGATTCTGACAATCAAACTGAGTCAGATGAAGAAGAATCTGACAGCAACCAGTATTCTTCTGGTGACGGTGATGATGAAGAAGAACAAGAAGATGAAGATGAGCCGCAGTCTGTAACTGATCGCAATTTCCGTCAGCGTGAGCAGGAATTGGTCAACGAGACTGGCAAAATCTTCATGTATGAGTTGCCTGATGCTGTTCTTGAGAACATCATCCTTCCGAACACGGAAGTTGTGAATGATCTTGAGCGATTCTTCCGTGCGCAAGTTGCTGATACTGATCGTCGTTATGGTCATCACGGTATTGCATACGATACTGTTGTTCAGAAGTGTGTTCGCAAGTTCAACACGAACAACAAGAAAGTCATCATGCATATTCTGAAAGAATTTGAGATGCGCAAGAAAGCCAGCGAGTATGCTCGGACACAGACTGCTCGAACTGGTGAGTTGAACATGAACGTGCTGCACAAGTACAAGTTCAGCAATGATCTCTTCAAGAAGATCACCGTTGTGCCGAAGGGTAAGAATCATGGCTTCATCATGTTCGTTGATATGTCTGGTTCGATGGGCGACATTCTCCGCAATACGATTGAGCAAATGCTTGTGCTTGCTTCGTTCTGCAAACTTGCCAAAGTCCCGTTTGAAGTTTATGGCTTCAGCGACGATTGCTATGATAACAAGAAGTTGCGCGAGATGATGAAGACGCAGAAACGTTTCGTCTCTAATCCCGCTGTTGACATGACGATGACGAGTAATTGGTTCCATCTGAAACATCTGATTGGTTCTTCACTGTCGCCTGTGCAATATCGTCGTGCGTTCAATGCGATGTGCGTCGTTGCGAATGAGTATGGTCGCTGCTATGATAGTTATGGTTCAAATGATACCGATCACGGCAACTGGCAATACAATTGGGACACTTCTGGCTTTGGTTTGAATGGCACTCCGTTCATCGAAACTTTGCTTGCTTCTCGCGGAATCATTACTGCGTTCCAGAACAAGCATCAGTTGGATGTTTGCAACGTTGTGTATCTGACTGACGGTGATGGTGGCAACAATCTTTTATATCCTCCGATGGACACAAACTCTGGTTTCTACGACGATCGTCGCAGATCTGTTGTCTATCTGATTGACAAAAAGACCAAGAAGAAAGTTAAGTTGGCCAATAATTATTATATGCAAGCAGCGATCACGGAGTTGGTTGCCGATGTGACTGGTTGTAAGCATCTTGGTTTCTTTGTTGGTAACAAGAAAGCCATTCAACGTGACATGAAGTATCTTATTGCTGACAAGTCGCATGATCAACAAGATGTTGCCAAGAAATGTTTCCGCGAACACAATTATCTTATCGTTGAGCGTCTCGGATATGACAAGTATTTCTATGTTGCTCTTCCGAACACTAACATCGTTGATGACAAACTTGAGATCACCAGCGATATGAACAAGAATAAGATGGCTCGCGAGTTTTCCAAGAACGTGGGTAGCAAGAAGAGCAATCGTCTCCTCCTCACGAAACTAGCCGAAGAACTGGCGGTGGCGTAAGTTATTGATTTTATTCGGGTTTTTTCTATTGCGTTTTAGCGGGAAAACAGCCATAATTGTCTTATGAAGTTGAACGACGTTATAAAAATTGAGGCTTGCGAGTCTCTGGGTACACCAGCCTGTAATGGGCGCGTGTTGGAATTTGACACTTTTAAACTTGAAAAGGGTGACTTGAACGTTATCTATGTTCGGTGTGATGACGGTGATGAAGGTTATGTGACTGCCGCTGCCCCGCACCGTGTTGTTGATGATATGGGTTTTGTTCTTAAATAATTTTCAGTGAGTGATGAAATGAGAAAATCTAATTATGATGCGAATGCGAAGATTGCTGTGCTTGAACAATTGCACAAGCACTTCGACAAAGATGTGGTCTCGGTCAAGGAACTGAATGACTATTGTTTGAACAAGAAGAACGGGATTCCCAATTTCCCATACTTCATTCTGCGTGAGCGCAAGGTTGGTCGCGGTCAGTACAATATCGTTCCCAAGAACGTTGGCTGCATCACTCCTGCGTCGGTGGCGCAACCTGAACCTGTTGCCGCTGCTGCGATGGTTGCGCAGGTTGTGAACATTGCTTCTCGCCGTGCGCAAAATCTCACCGAGTCGTTTGTGCCTGATCGCAACGAAACATATGTTCCGTTTGGATTCTACAATGACTTGCGTGACATCATCAAGTCCCAAATATTCTATCCCATTTATATCACTGGCTTGTCTGGCAATGGCAAGACGTTCATGATTGAGCAGGTTTGTGCTGCGCTCAAACGTGAATTGATCCGCGTGAATATCACGAAACGCACTGATGAGTCTGATCTGATTGGTTCTTATGAATTGGTCGATGGCAATACTGTGCGTCGTGAAGGACCAGTGATCACTGCGATGCGTCGTGGTGCTGTGCTCTTGCTCGATGAGTGTGATCTCGGCACGGAAGACATTCTGTGCTTGCAGCCGATTCTTGAGGGCAAGCCATACTTTGACAAAAAGACTGGTGAGGTTGTTCATCCTGCTGCTGGCTTCAACGTGATTGCGACTGCGAACACGAAGGGCAAGGGCAGCGACGATGGTCGATTCATCGGCACCAATTTACTCAACGAAGCATTCCTGGAACGTTTCGCGATCACTGTTGAGCAAGAGTATCCGCCAGCCAATACTGAGCGCAAGATTCTTGAAAAGAATTTCGCTGTTCTGAATATCACTGACACGACGTTCATTGATCGTCTGATCACATGGGCTGAGGTTATCCGCAAGTCTTTTGCTGATGGTGCGGTTGATGAAGTCATCTCGACTCGTCGTCTTGTGCATATCAGCAAGGCATTCTCTATCTTCAACAATCGTTTGAAGGCAATTGAGATGTGCTTGAATCGTTTCGACGCTGACACCAAGACTGCGTTCTTGGATCTGTATACGAAGGTTGATGCTGAGGCGACTCCTGCTCCTGTGGCTCCTGAAGCCACAGCCACCACTGCGCGTCCAGATGAATTGGTCATAACCAAAGACTACAACACACTCTCTACCACCTTTTCGTATAAGGGTGAGTCTGTGACATTCTCTGAGTTGGAGATTGAAGAGTTGCGAAATCAAGGATTGTCGAGCGAGCAAATCAAACTCCGTATTATCTCGACTCTTGAGAAGGTTGCTGTTCGCAGAAGCAACGGCGGTGTGTTCTAATAGGAGATTATCATGGGTCTCGATATGTATTTGAATGCTTCGAAGTATCTTTCTGATTACAACGAAGCAGATAAAGAAACGAAAGAAGCAATGGTGAAATTGTTTCCTGAGTTGAAAGATTATATGAAAAATGGTGGATTCACATTCAAGGAAGTGACTGCTGAGGTTGGATACTGGCGAAAGGCAAATGCGATTCATAATTGGTTTGTAGAGAATATTCAAGAAGGCAACGATGATTGTAAGGCATATTTCGTCGGTCGAGAAGAATTAGGCAAACTACACGAATTGTGCCAACAAGTCTTGGCTGATCATAGTCTTGCTGCAGAACTCTTGCCGCCAACTGATGGATTCTTTTTCGGCAGCACTGAACTTGATGAAGGATATTTCGATGATCTTCGAAACACGATTGAGATCATTGATCATGTTCTTGCGCTTCCTGAAGATTGGATGATTGAATATCAATCAAGTTGGTAAGCAAGAGTTTACTTTTGGGATTTGTTATTATATAATAACAAGTATGTCGCAAGGAAAGCCCCAATCTTGCGATATTATTGAAGGGGTGTTTTTGTGAAGGTTATTAATATGTCTAATGCTCTTAATTCGTTTGTTTCTTATCTTGCTGACGGCAACACCGTGACATCGCGTCAAGTTCGCGCCATGTTCAAGGTTGACAATGCTGCTGACCTCGCTTATCGCGCACGCAATGAAGGTATCTCTGTATACACCAATCGCGTCACGAATTCGCGTGGTGAGAAGGTTTTTGCCTATCGTCTTGGCAATCCTTCGAAGCAGTTCGAGAAGTATCTCGATCAGGGTCAAATTGCACGTGCTCGCAAGACTCTCTACCGCGATGCTATCAGCGTCACGATGGGCTAATCAGCCAATTCTAAAAAACTGAAAAAGTTCTGTGGGGGTGCAATGCCCCCACAGTTTCATTTGCGTTTCGGAAAATACTGAGTTTGACATTGCGCCTTGCTGGATATATAATATCATGAGCAGGAGAAAACTATGACAAAAGTTATTATTGCCAAATCAAAATTTGATTGCGAACATTTGCTAGGTCAATTTCTTGATGAGTCTCATTTTGACACTCTCATCAATGAAGACACTGATTGTTATCTTGGAAGTGAACACGAAGATAATATTGCATTCAAGTTTCGTAAAAATTACTTCAGCAAACAAGAGCAAGATGCTGCGTATGCTGGATTGAGAGAAGCAGCAACACCAACTCAAAACCGTGGGCTTGCTGCTGGACCGAAAGGTGAGAAATGCGGTGGTCGTGAATGGGCTACTGAGTTTCAATTGCGTGTTTTAGAATTCTTCAAGAAGCAGCCAGAAAATTCTGTTGTCAAGATTGATGTTGCTGAAGAAGTAGAAAATCTTCGAGAGAAATATAAAGACGAAGGTTCATCACGTGGTCTTGTTTGGTTGAGTGCCAAAGTCAAAGAGGATAATTTTGACTTTGATAAGTGGCTCAAGAAAGCAGTTAAGATGTCTGTGAAGGATCGTAAAGAAGAAGCACGTGGTGTTGAAGAAACTTATATCTCTGACACAACTTATGCCAATGTAGTTTTGTCTGGCATTGCTGGATGGTTTGATCGTTATCCTCGCATTCCATATGGTCGTGCGACAGCATATACGCAAAACTCATTTGATAAATTTCAAATGTCATTTCCGTTTTTACAAACACTTGATCGCGGTTTTGCAGAATTGTTACCAAATCGTCATGCTGCTCAACGTGAAGCAGCAGATAAAATTGACCCAGCATTCCTCGTTCCACAAACTGTGTTTACAACAATCACAGTGAACAAAACATTTAGAACAGCAGCGCATCGCGATGCTGGTGACTTTACGAATGGGTTGAGTAATCTTCTCGTTCTTTCAAATAATGGCAATTATACAGGTGGATATCTCATATTGCCAGAAGTTCGTATTGCTGTGAATGTACGACCAGGTGACCTGCTGCTTGTCAATAATCATGAGTACATTCACGGCAATACACCTATTGAACTACAAGATGAAACTGCTGAGCGTGTAAGTCTTGTTTGTTATCTGCGTGAGAAGATGCTCGAACTTGGAAGCAAAGAGTATGAAGATCATCGATTTAATTATGTTGAGTCACGTCGAAAAAACAAAGAACATCCACTCCAACGAAGACTCTGGAATGGCATTTCAGAAGGAATGTGGGAAGAACAAGAGTGGTATGACTATCTTGAGAGAGTTGGTGGAAAAGAGATGGTTCAAAAATACCATCCAAAAGCATATGAAGAAATCTCAACCCTAGAAAATATGTTCGCCTAATATGTGCGCAATCATTGGTGCTTATATTGAGAACCCAAGTTCTCGTGACTTGATTATGCTTGCTGATGTTTTTCGCGAGTCTAGTATTCGCGGATTACATGCAACTGGTGTTTCTTGGGTGCGTGATGGCGAAGTTAAAACTCGCATTGAGGCTAAACCAGCCACACAGTTTTTAGAATCACTCGATCTAAACAATTGTGTGAATGAAGATGGCAATCTATATCTAATTGGTCACTGCCGATATTCTACGTCTGATCTTGAGTTCAATCAGCCATTATGGAATGAGAATATTTCGATTGTGCATAATGGCGTGATCACACAAGAGATGCCAGAGAACTGGGAACGTCTATATGGATACAAATGCAAAACCAGAAATGACAGTGAGTTGATCCTTCATACTCTTGAGGCAAAGAAGTCTCCATTACTTGAGTTTCAGAATGCTTCCATGGCTGTAATTGAGTTATACAAAGAAAATAAACTGCGTTTCTATCGCAACGGTAAGCGTCCAATTTACTTTACTTCTTTGCCAAATGGCGGTATAATTACTTCAACGAAAGATATTGCAATTCGTGCTGACCTCAAAAATCCTATTGAGATTGGTATGAACTTTTATACCACAATTGGCAAAGGTATCTTTCAGAAGAACTATGTTTTGATTGATGATGCAAAGGATTTACAGCATGTACGATAAGTCAACGTTTACATATGGTGCTGAGATTGAATGGGGTGATATTGATCGTCGTATGGAGATTCCCCCAACTCTCGGCAAATGGGAATATGCTGAAACAGACATTGTAAATCTTCATCCACCATTTCAATATCGTGCTTGTGATCCACTTGGCAAAGAGCCATGGATGGGCGGCGAAGTCAATATGATGCCAACTAAAACTTGGCAGGAACAAGTTGATCGTATCATGCGTTTGAAAGAAATGTTTATTGAGTATGGCAATATGCCTACTGCTTCCTGCGTCAATCATGGACATATTCATGTCTTTGTTCCAGGATTGAAAAATGATATTGATGGACTCAAGCGTTTGATTGCTTACATTAAAGACAATCAACAAGATACCATTGAAGCCTGTTATCAATTCTATGAAACTTCTGAGATGAAGCAAGTAGAAGGCGCAAAGATGTATTTGAAGTTTGATGGTGGTCGTCCAATGCCTGACTATATGTGCGACAACATTATCAATCTTGCAACTGACTTTGATCATTTTATTAAATTACATGCTGCTGGCAAAGATGGCGTATCAATGGGTCGACCATTTAGATTTGCCATTAATACTTACTGCATGAAGCATACTGGTACGATTGAGTTTCGCTGCTTCCGTTCCACAACTAAACGTGAGGAAATGGAATCTCAGTTTCGATTCGTGGAAAAGTTCGTCGACTCAGCACTGAACCAGGGTCCCTCAGTGAAGGAAATTCTTTCTGAATCTGATTATAAATTTCCACCATTTAAGTGGAATTTGGATGAATATCATGGATGGCAGCAAACCAAATATCCAAAGGAACGTGGAGAAAAGAAACGCGAGTTCCATGAGGCTGCGTGATACAAGTCGCGATGAATTCGTCGCGCATATCACTGAAGATAAAGCAGACTCTTTTGCCAAGACTTTTGTGGCAAAGGCTGACATGCAGGAACAATGGCAGTACTGTATTGGGTGTTGGGACGGCGGAGAGTTGGCTGGCGCGATTATCACGACACGATCTAAGAAAACTCCATATGTCTTCAATCTACAATTGCTTCATACGTTTGCGAAACATAGACGTAAGGGTGTTGCAAGATTACTCACTCAAGACTCTCTTGATCGCGCACAAGGTCTTGGCACCAGTTACTATCGCGTTTCAGCAGAGCCTGATGCAGTCGTATTCTATGAATCCATGGGATTCAAATTCTTGGGAAAACAGAAAAGTGGATGTTCGCTGAGTATGTTCAAGATTAATGGCAAGAATTTCGCCGATGGAATCTATGATCTGAATGATCCTGTTATACATGCAGCAGTGTATAAAAAGGGTAAAGGTGGATGTGTGCAAGTTTATTAAAATTGCTGTTTACTTTTGCGATTAGATAACCTATAATATATCTGTCGCTAATAGTGGTGACAATTTAACCTTATATGGCATAATGTTATTTGCCGAAGGAGTTTGATATGTTGACTAGTAAAGTGTGTTATGTTTATGGTTTTCGTAACATTGAAAATGGGATGATGAACATTGGTTATAAGTCCCCCAAAACCGATAAGTTAGATTATATTTCTTCAATCTCTAGTGCCCAGTTCTGGGACGACTTTTACAAGGGTAAACTTGAAAAGTCTTTATTGTTCGAAGGTAGTGCGCATGAAGACGATATCGCTCAAACACTTGAGTGGTTTGGTCTTGATTATGGCATGTCTTGGAACAAAAATATGTTCTACAATAAATCAAACAATGCGCATTGCATTGATGAGTCATTGCTAACTGAAGAACATAAGCAAACACTCGTAGATTGGATTGAGGGTCGTTCTGAAGGCATCAAGCCAACTGACCGCTTTGTTCAAGACAAAACAACTGTAACAACAATTCATGAAGCGATAAAGTCAGGTCAATACAAAGTTGTTCTTGAACCTGTCAAAACTGTTCACGCATATAAGAGAAATCAAATTCGCGTTGAACAGATTGACGTTAACCATGTTCGTAAGATCAAATCTCGGTTTGATCAAAACCCCAAAGATGCTTGGGATTGGTTGATGAAAGATCCTGTAGTTGTCGTTGTTTCTCGTCATAAAAACAAAATTGTATATACCATTCTCAATGGGAATAATCGCCTTGAGGCAGTTTCGAGAACTGCGCTCAAAGAGATTCCTGTTGTCTATATAAATGAAACTGAGTTTGGTGCTGATGAGAAAACTCGTAATGCCAACTATGATCTGTTTGGTCTTTTAGAAAATAAAGAGGACTTTATTGTTCGTAAAACCAATACAGATGGTGACATCAAGAGAAATATCAATAACTTCTTGGTGAGCGAAGGATTTGATCTTTCTGATCCGCTTCAGGTCGACAGTGCTCGTGAATTGATTTATGAACGATTCTCGTTGATCACTGAAGACAAGAAAAAACTCAATGGTTTGTTTCGTTCTATTATGAACGATTTTGCAACTCAACAAAATGCTTTAAAGTATCAAGACAATTTGATTGCCTATGATGACAATTTCTTGAACAACTACAAAGTGAAGAAGTATGAGTTGAAAGGTGTTGCAGCGATTCATGCAACTGCTTCGAAGGCAGAACATGCTGTTGCCCTTGGTTATATCGTTCACAGAATGTACAATATGAAAAAGAAAAAGGGTGCTATTGTTTTGTATTTCAAGAGCAAGAATGAATTGGCTATTGATGATCAAGAAAAGCACATTGACAAACTTCGTGATATGATTCAATATATGCAACTTGATGTAACTGTTGATGTCCTCCCTGCGTTCAACAACTAAAGAGAGGCGCGAGTCATTCATCCGCTGGTATGCGTGGTCGATGCAGTTTGGCGACTGCGATCCAGCGGTATGGATGACAAACTATCTCCACCGTCGATACGAACACAATGATGAGGAAAAACTCTGGCTTGCATGGCTTTATGGTAACACCTATCAATTGCCAACTGCATGGGTTCTAAAAAATGAATTCCCAGACTATGAACTTGCTACCGTTGATCGTATCGAATGGTGGAATAGTCACAACTACAAAAGACTCAGATACCAAGTTGATACAAAGTGGAACAAAGGTCACTTGCCTGCCATGTTCGCATCTTACCAAAAGTTTATTGGCAAGAAAACTCAACGTGAGGTTCTAGAAAATTATTATGGCGACAACGAAACGCAATCTTTCCACAATCTTTGGAATAATCTTAAAACTTCTCTTCACAAATTTGGTCGCTATTCCACTTGGTTTTACCTTCAGCATCTTGTTCATACTGCTGGCATTGCTTGTGTACCTGACAGCCTCATGCTTGACGATTTTGCAGGCTCTCGCTCTCATCGTAATGGTCTGCATCTCGCCCTCGGGCAAGATGACAAATATGATGTTAAACTCACTTCTGGGGAATGCGCAGACCTTGAAAGCCATGCCAAAGAAATTCTTGAGGAAACCAGATCTCGATTCCCTCAACTGAGCAATCAAATCGATTTCTTCACGATGGAGACTTGCCTTTGCTCATTCAAGAAAATCTTTCGTGAACATCATGGTCGATATCTTGGTTATTATCTTGATCGCCAGTCTGAAGAAATCAATCAAGCAGAAGGCGACGGTTGGACTGGTATTGAATGGAATGTTTTGTGGCAAGCAAGAAATGAAACTCTTGATCTCAGACTTGCTCCGAGAAATACAATCAACAAAGAAAAGTTTACTTATTTCTTAAGAACAGGTAGAATAGAACGAATGGATTGGATGTTCGATGATGAACAACCAGTGAAAGAAGGTTTGGAGGCATTATGGTAAGAGTGATTGCTATGGGTGGTGAGCCAGCAACTGGCAAAACCACTTTGATGTTTAAATTGATTTCCATGGCTGATGATTGGGTTACTTCGAAGCCAGAGAAACTTCTTGATGCAATGTATTCCAAGAAACTGAATCTTTATATTCTTGGCAAGTATGTGAATGATGGTAATGTGTTCCAGGGCACTGATCGTTTGTCAATGGCAGTTCAACCAGATGCTACTGCGTTCTTTAGTAATCTTGCATATGAATCAAATGCAGATGGTCATAGTGTAAATGTGATCTTCGAAGGTGATCGTTTGTTCAATGGCAAAATGCTTGATCGCCTTTCTGAACTATTCCCAAATGATTTCAAGATTCTAATCCTTACAGTCAAGGATAGCACTCTTGATCAACGTCACATTGATCGCAAAGATGATCAAGATGACAAATTCAAAAATTCTCGTAAGACTAAAATCTCGAATATCATGGGGTCGCTGACACTCATGGACTATATAGAGACAATGGTCAACGAAAATCTCGATGATCAGTCTAAGATTATTGATCATATTAGAAAATTTTACAACTGGAGTGAATAATTATGCAGTTAGAAGTTAAGGTTGAGGATTTGCGCAAAAACAAACTCTTTGTCGCAACTCCGATGTACGGTGGTATGGCGCATGGTATGTATTTGAAGTCTTGTTTAGACTTGCAAGCATTGTGCGCTCAATATGGCATTGAAGTTCGTTTCTCTTTCATCTTCAATGAATCTCTTATCACTCGCGCTCGCAATTATCTTGTAGATGAATTCCTTCGTGCAGAAGGTTACACTCATCTCTTATTCATCGACGCTGATATTCATTTTGATCCGCGTGATGTTGTTGCATTGCTTGCTCTTGATAAGGATGTTATTGGTGGTCCATATCCAAAGAAATCCATTAAGTGGGGTGCTGTGAAGGAAGCTGTGAAGCGTCATCCTGACATTGAGCCTCTTGAAATGGAAAAGGTTGCTGGTGATTTCGTATTCAATCCAGCACCAGGCACTGAAAAATTCTCTGTTGCTGAACCAATTGAAGTTCTTGAAATTGGTACTGGCTTCATGCTCGTCAAACGTGAAGTCTTTGATAAATTTAAAGAAGCCTATCCTGAGTTTAGTTATCGTCCAGACCATGTTGGTCAAGCCAACTTCGATGGTAAGCGATACATTCACGCCTATTTCGATACCGTCATTGATCGCAAGCGTGTGGTCATGATGGATGGTATTGAGAAGGAAGTTGGTGGATCAGATCGCTACTTGTCTGAAGATTATATGTTCTGCCAGTGGTGGCGTCATCTTGGTGGTAAAATTTGGCTCTGCCCATGGATGAAAACACATCATATCGGCACTTATGCATTCACTGGTGATATGCCTGCAGTTGCCAATTGGGTCGGTTCTCTTTAATAAAGAGATTTTGTTATGATTGTAGGTTTAGTTGGCTTTATTGGAGCAGGTAAAGGCACAGTTGCAGATCTCTTGGTGGATCGTCATGATTTCGTCAAAGAGAGTTATGCGAATAGCGTCAAAGACGCCTGTGCCACGATCTTCGGTTGGAATCGTTCCATGCTTGAAGGTGACACTCCAGGATCTAGAGCATGGCGTGAGCAGCCAGATAAGTGGTGGTCAGAAAAATTCGGTTGTGAGTTTTCACCAAGATTGGCTCTCCAACTAATGGGCACAGAGGCAGGTCGTGATGTATTTCACCCTGACCTCTGGGTTCATACTGTGATGCGACGCTGCGAACAAGCACCATGGAATAACTATGTGATTGCTGATGTTCGTTTCCCAAATGAAATTGATGCAATCGTAAAATCAGGTGGCAAAGTTATTCGCGTTCGTCGTGGTGATGATCCTGAGTGGTATAGTCTTGCTCGTGAATGCAATCTTTATAACAAACAAGAAATAATGCGCAATGCATATCCAGAAATTCATTTCAGTGAATGGGCTTGGATTGGTTCGCATTATGATATTGTGATGGATAATAATTGTTCGTTGGATGAGTTGACTGTGAGAGTTGACAAGTTGGTTGATTCGTTATATAATAATCGTGTTGAAGCAAATGAGGTCGTTAATTATGAAACTTTCTGATGATACTGTGCAAGTCCTGAAAAACTTTTCAGGCATTAATCAAAGTTTGCAGTTCAAGTCTGGCAATACTTTGAAAACTATTTCTCCACTCAAGACAATCTTCGTTGAAGCAACTGTTGGTGAGAGTTTTCCAAAAGAGTTCGCTCTTTATGATTTGAACAAACTTTTGGCAAAGGTATCTTTGTACAAGGATGCCGAGTTGTCGTTTGACGATGACAAACTCAATATTAGTGCAAACAAGAAGTCTGATTACATCAAGTATTGCTCGCCGAAAGTTATTGTAACTCCACCTGAGAAGGCAATCACGTTTGGTGAGCCTGATTGTTCATTCAGTCTTTCGCAAGAAGATCTTGATTGGATGCGTAAGAGTGCTGGCATCTCTGGTTCGCCCAACTTCGTGTTTGAAAGCGATGGTTCCACAATTCACTTCATTGCTACAGACGTGAAGGATGATTCTGCTGATCAGTCCAAGATTGAAATTGGTACTGCTGAGAATGGTAAGGAATTCAAAGTTGTGATGAAGGTCGAAAACTTCAAGTTACTTGAAGGTTCGTATGACGTTGCAATTGCCAAGAAAGGTCTTGCTCGATTTAAGCACAAAACTGTTGACATCACCTATTACATTGCGATTGAAGCCGCAAGTTCAACTTTCGGAGAATAATGATGGCACTTGATAAAGTAAAGGTATTGGGATGCCTTCAAGAAATCTCCAACTCACTCACTCGTATTGAGGCTGAACGTGATCTGATTAAAGACATTCTTCAGAAGATGCAAGACGAATGTGAGATTCCAAAGAAGTTGGCTCGTAAACTGGCGCGTGTTTACCACAAACGTAATTATGAGGAAGAAGTCGCAGAGCAGAGCGATTTCCAAACCATTTACGAAAACGTGGCTAAATAAAAATATTGGGGTGCAATACTCTAAGTTGACGGCACTATCCGCCAGACTGCTCGCCGTGGGAGTTCACCTTCCCCACCCCATCTTCTCTTCGGAGTTATATTATGCATAAAGATGATCTAAAAGTATTGATTATTATTCTTTTATTCGCCGCATTCGCTCTCGTCAACACATTTTTTCTTTGGGTTCCTGCATCAGCACCACCTGTAATGTTGGTGTT